TCAGGGACGGCTGCTGTTCCTGCTATACCTGGACTTTGTCCTGCTGTTGGGAATAATGATATTGTTCCTGTTGTGTTAATAACGGCAGGTGCTGTATTATTAATATTTTGAAGTGTTGGTGGCAATAATGTAGTAGTAGAACCTGGAAGTAATGTGCCTGAACTATTATTGCCTAATAGTGTGCTTGCGTTGCTATTAGCTAGTAATTGATTTAAGGTTTGCTGATTAACATTTGATGAGTATTGAGTAGTTGTTGGGCCGGCTGGTGGATTAGGTTGTATTGTGCTTTGTCTTTGAAGTGGGGTCACGCTTCCTCCTACTGGGCCTTGTCCCATACCATTTGGACCTATAACTAAACTTTGAGTTCCATCTGGTGTAATTGGACTTAATCTTCTATCATATGTAGATGGATCACCAAACCCTGTAGCGATTGCGCTAGGATTAGCACCATCAATTGATCCTTCATTATAGACAACAGTTTCATAATCTATTGTCATATTATTTTTCATTGTACCATTGCCTTCATCATAATTGTAAGTATCATGTGAATAATTAGTAATTATCGGATTAATTAATGTATAAGATAAAAAGTTGTGTCTATTAATTCCAAACACTGTAATGTTATTAAAGAAAGGTTGTTTTAATACTGCTTGTGTAGTTGGATTGTTTGTATCACCTATATAGCCCCAATTATTAGGTTGAGGTAATTGATCTCCAGGAACATACTGTGTTTTTAGTTGATAATTTGCGTTTGTTATAAATTGTCCTTGCCCACCATTTGGAGGAGAAAAGTAACCATTGCTTGCTGTACCTGGACTACCACTAAATTGAACACCTGGTATTGATCCATCATTATAATAATATGTATAATATGCTGCCCACATTTTAGCTATATTGTTACTACTATCATCGTGGAAAACTATTTGTACTGGATTATAACGTATTTTTGTTTGTACAATTCTTTTTCTATTGTATTGATTTAACACATGTGTGTCAAACTTATATGAAGGAAGCTGTATTTGATTTACTAAAACACCAAATAAATTATTAGTAGATGGAGGAACAAAATAGACACTAGGGTTAATGTCAAAATGAACGTGAAATAAAAATTTTAGTTTAGGAGCGTTGGCATATGAACCTGTTCTAAAGATTTGACTGGCATGCCACCAATCACCTAAAACTTGAGATTCCTGCCCGCCTAATAAACCTTGAAGAAACCCATATGCGAATGAGTTTTCTAATTGTTGACCTAAATATCCTAAAGCCATATTATTAAATCCTACTCACAGTATTTATGCGAGTAGGATTTATGCTAATTATAGACTATTAAATTACGCTACCAATACCAGTTGATGAATCTTGAGGAGTTGATGGAACTCTCAATACTGATTCATTACCTACGCCACTTAATGTTCCATTTTCAAGTTGTACTGCGTTATCGTAACGTAGTGTTAATTGAATTTGAACGACATCACTTGTTGCGTAATTAAGTGTTTGGTAGTTAGCACTTTGAATGAAGCAACCATAAAGTTGCCATTCTTCTAACACTGTTGGGACATATGCGCCGTTGCCACCGTCAAGTACTTGAATGTTTGTTTCAAATTTATAATCTTGACCAGCTGCTGCTGAAGCTTGTTCAACAAAGTTAAGTTGTTTCTGTAACTGTTCGCCAATTGCTGTTGATACTGTACCTGCTGCGTCATCACGAATGGTCATACTTAATGTTTGCCATGTGTGTTTACCAGCAAGATAAATGCGGCTGTTATAAACGTTCATTGTGATTTCATCAAATGATAAGTTTGGACGAGCGCACTCCATTACTTGTTTAGTTAAACTTATACCAGCATCGTTGCTTACGCCAAGATTGATAAAGTTTACTCTAAATCTAAATTGAAGTTTTGGCATCAACAAGCCTTGATTGCCGCCTGCGTTGTCACTTGCGACAGTCATGTTGAACAATGATTGTGAGGCTATTGCCATTTTATTTTCTCCTAATATACTTATTTATCTGGACACTATTTCTAATGCCCAGATGCTTTTATTGTTGCCCTGCGTTGTTACCTAATGTACCTGTAGCTAAGACTCTAACTGGAATATAGATAAATTCAGCAGCCTTGACAGGCTCAATTGCGCAATCTACCCATAACTCATTAGCATCAATTCTAGCAGGTGTGTTGTTTGAACTATCGCAAACTACAAGGTAATCATAGATACCACGTTTTGCTACTAGATCAATAAACAATGATTGTATTACACCGGCTATTGCTTTTTGTGTAATAGTGTCATTTGGTTCGAACACGAATGGTCTTGCTGCTATTGTTAATGTTCTGCGAATATAACAAATTAATCTAGCTACGTTGATTCTATCAAGTGAACTATTTGATTCAAAACTTGTTTTATTACCAAAGTTTAACAATCCGTTACCTGTGAAGTACACTAATGGATTTATATTCAAATCATAAAGTGTATCACGAATACCCTGACTTGTTCTTACTGATATAAATGCGCCTGTTTGAGCATTAATATAACCAATAGAAGAAGCGTTGTTAATAAGACCTCTACGTGTACCAGCTGGTGCTAACCATGGATAAGCCACTTGGTCATTGTACAAGAATGTACTTAACATCATGTGACTTGGTGGAACAGCAACTAAATTACCTGCGGTATCAGTTGTAAGACCACTTGGATAGAACAAGCCTAAGTAAGTGTCACGTGTAACTAGTCCATCTACACCAGTGCTTGAAGCATCTGCTGTATTGTTTGCCCAGTTAGCAAGTGCTGTAGCGTCATTAGGCAATGTCATTGGAGTGTCACCAATGATATAGCTTGTTTGACCTCTATCAACGTTTAATGCTATCATATCTGGTTGCAATTCAGGATAGTTAGGTGTTGCTTGTAAATTGAAGTAGTTGTCTTCATCACGAATGTCTTGGTTTGTTGAAATTGCTGATTTTAAAGCTTTTACAACAACTGCTCTTTGAGCATAAGCACCCATATATGGACTACCGTTTTCTTGATTACCGCTTACTGTTAACCATGTATCAGTTTGTGTTGGCAAACTTTGATTTGGGAAGCTAGCAGCGTTAAAGTAATTTACAGCATAAGCTTTTACGTTATAACCTGAACGTCTTGTATTCCATAATAACATACCTACTGGATATGTAGCTGATTGTGGGGCATCCAAGTCAACATAATTGCTTGTTAACAAACTTTGAATTGTTGGGATTGGATCAATCGCTGGATTTGTATCTCCATTGCCTGCCCAACGTGCATCTTGGAAAATAATGCCTGATGAACTTGTGCCATCTGTATTACTAATAGCTACCCACTGATCCATGCTGTCCATATTTTGCCAACGATATACAACTGGATAATCAACTAAGTTAGCTGTATCAATCCATAGATCGCCATAACTTAATGCTGTTACGCCGTCACTTTGTGTTGTTGGTTGTGTTGCACTAATGATTGGACCATTAGGGTCTGTGCTGTTGCTACCGGTTGGTGTTGGGAAACCATTACTATCGTAGTTTTGATTTCTATAACCACGCCATTCGCCATTATAATTTACCATGATGTCAACTTGTGTTGGATCACTGTAATACCAATATTGACCATTTGCTGGAGCAACTGTTGGTTGTGCTAAACTTGCTGTGTAAGTGAATGGTACCCAGCCGCTCATTTGAACGCTGTATGTTGTAGCAGCTACACCTGAACTATAAGCAACTTGTGTGACAACACCTGAGTTAACTTTTACAACTTTAACGACTAAGTTTGTGCCACTTGCGCCACCAATGTCTGTGTTTAAGAATGTAACTGTATCACCTACAGCATAACCTGAACCAGGGGTAGCAAAACTTACTGTATTAACTATGTATTGACCATAGAAATTTTGTAAGCGAATTTGTAAGCCTGTTCCTGAGCCTGTTGTGCTATGTTGTGTTGGTGTGAAACTTGGTACAACTGCTGGACCATATTTACAACCAACTGTTGAATTTGCTACGAATCCTGCTGTAGCCATTAATCCACTGCTTGTGCCAGTATTGTCACTATCGTCAACAACAATTTCGCCACCAGCTGAGTGTGTTAAAACAATAGCACCTGATGAATTAATAGATGCTGTTGCGTAAGGAACGCCACTTGCTGACCATGCTGACAAGAAATCTGTAGAAGTAGCACCACTATTTAAAGTCATAGTATAAGGACCAGAAAATGATGTACTTGATGGTACTGTTACATAAATTAAAGCTGTGTATGGACCACCACTGAATGTTGGGTCAACTACACTACCTGTAACAACAGTTGGACCTAATGAATTTTTCTGCCATAAGTAAACTGGACCAGTTGTTGCGTCTGCGTCAAAGTTATATTGAGCGTATACTGTTCCAGCTGGAATAGCTGCGCCACCTGTTGGATCAAGCACACTGTCTGCTGCCCAGTCGCTGGTAGCTAAAGTTACTGCTTTTGGAACCCATGTAGATGTTGCTGTGCTGTATTGGCTAACAACAGGTTGCATGCCGCCACCTGAGTTTCCTGCTTTAATCCATACACTACCAGTTGGAGCTGGATGTGTTTGACCTGTTTGCCACAATGGTTGTTGTGCTGATGTGCCATAAACAAACTGAGGTTGATTATAACCACCTGGAGCAATACCAATAGCATTTAATACTGTGCCTGTGCCTGGAGCGATAGAAAGACCACAGTATGTGTTAACTTCATAAGGAGATGTGCTATAAATTTGCAATCTACCTGCTACTACTCTTGCTGATACTGTGCCTAACCCCAAGTTATTAATTTGTGTTGCTACGCCAGCGACATTATTTGCTCCACCGCTTTGAACAGTGATAGTAATAGCGTTACCTGAAATATTGGTGTTGTATGGGTTAATTAAATTGATCGTAAAAGTGTCACCAGCAGTTAAAGTTGGATTTGTATTTGTACCAACAACTGTAGGAACACTACCTAACCATTGCAATGAACCTAATGCTACCCATATGTTGCTTGTATTCTTATAGAAGAATTGTTGTCCTGTTGCTGATGCTGGACCTGATGTAATTGGAGTAGCTACAACAGCATAATCTCCAACGTTACCATAACTTGATTTAGGTACGCCATTGCTTAATACACTTGTATTATCTGAATTGATTACATCAGGACTTTGTAATGTAAATTGGCCTGTTGTTTTATCAAATTCATAAATGCCCCATGTACTGCTACTTGTGTTTAACCACCATGAGTTATTGGTTGGAGCACCTACTGGTCTGCTTACGCTACCGATTAAACTTGCTAAGTCAACGTCTGCTCTTAAAACATATAATTGATTTGTCAAGCCTAATGCTTGATAAGCAGCTAAAAGACCGTATTCGTTAAGTTCATAACCATTGATTGGTGTTCCATTTGTTGTGTTATAAAAGAATGGAGTGCCAAACAATGTAACTAAATCTGTTTGACTGGTTACTAATGTCAATTTGTTAGCATTTGCTGCTAATGTGCCCACAGCCACTGTGCCTGGACTATTTGGATTTGCTTTGTTTTGAGCAGTTGCTAACAAAACAAATGGGACTGAATTTACTGCGCCCGATAGGTACTGACTTTGATCTACTATACTTACCTGCACGCCTGGTGATACTAATGCCATGTTAATTTTCCTTGTGTAATATTTTGAGGTTTACGAACCTAATTGCTTACTATTATTTATTATTATTTTTAAAAAAGGCGATATATGGGAACCTTCGAAGGCAAAACTAAATAATTGTATGAATAGACCTTTTTGTAAAACTTGCAATAAAAATTTTTGTGATATTAATTACAAAAAGAAAGGTATTACTCATTACAGAAGTTCTTGTAATGAATGTTTGAAAAAGAAGATTAAAAAACCTAGATCAGCCAACTGGGAGAAAAGTGGCTATAAAAAGAAAAATGTATGTGACAGTTGTGGGTTTAGAAGTTTATACCCAAGTCAAATGACGGTATTTCACATAGATGGAAATCTACGCAACATAGATTTGATTAATCTACGTACAATATGTCTTAATTGTGTGGAAGTCGTTAAGCGTAAAGAATTAACGTGGAAGCGTGGCGACTTGACTATTGATTACTGATTCTAGTTGTTTGTGTAGATAATCAATACTACCTGTATTGTCTAAGCGATAGTCATAACTTAAACCAACACTGCTGTACTCACTAGGATGTACTTTAAAGATTTCTTCAAGTGCTTGAATCATTTGCTGTGGATATTCACTGCCGTTGTTAAGTCGTTCTGCGTATTTTACCCATTCAGGTTCTATGCCACGATGTGTACGCATAGTTATGCCACCTATGTTTTTAATGGCTTTAAGTTCATTTGGAAAACGACAATCTGTGATTACAATATCTTCATTAAGACTGCGTAGTTTATTTTCTAAACTAGCAATCCAAATATCTTGATGGAACCCCTCTCGGCAGACTTCAGTGCCCCAGTATTGTAGTACCCATCGTGGGGTAAGATTTGGCATGTTTAATCTTGTAGCCCACCAAGTATCAACTTGTTCACGCCATTCACGACTATGTTTAGTTGAACCTTCTAATAATTCACGGTCCCAACCAAATATAATACTAATTGCGTCTTTTAAACTTGCTGCGAAACTAAGTCGTTTAAAGCCATGAACCGTACAAAGATAATCTGCGGCAGTGCTTTTGCCTGAACCTATTAAACCTGTTATGCCTATAATCATTACACTAATATAACACAAGATGTTATAGTTGTCAATTATCCTTGAATCCACGTTAAGGGAGCGGAGTAATCAACATAACGTTTGAGGTCTTCTAATAAACGATTTTGGAAATCTATGCCTTGTTGTTTCATAGCACTACCGTTTAATGCTGTGCCGCCACCTGGACCATTAATTGTAGCAAACTTTTCACGTGCTTCACCTAAAATAATTTGGCAAGTAGCAAGTATAAAGTCACCAAGCCATACACCAGCGCCAGGATCTTGTAATATTTCTAATTCAGGTCTTTGTACGTCAGCCCAAATTAATATGCGTTCGCCGGTGCCTTTAAAATCACGTACTACTTTAAGTACTTTAGTTACAGGGTTAAATGTATATGTTACATAACCACCGAACATACGTGCTGCTAATTCTACATAGCCAGCATAAAAGTCGTATGTTGCCATACCGCCTGTGTAGTTGTAGTTTAACAAGTATGTGTTAAGAATAGCACTACTGAATGGGTCAAAGCTTGTACTACTTGGACCTGTTTCTAAACCTACTGTACGTCTAAACAATGCTCTAACGTTGATAAACTCGCTAGGGAGTGTATATGTATCAACGTTTTGAACTGCTGTCATTAATGTATAGCTTTCAACCGTGGCATTTTGCGCACGTTGTCTATAAATTCTAATAGCATAGTTATATGCGGCTTCGTAGTGTTCAGGGTCTAATTCAACATCTACAATGCCAGAACCCAAACGATAAGCAATGTTTTGAAATAATGCTTGTTTGTATTGTACTAAATCATAACCGTTTGGTGTGTTTAAAGGGTTATTCAGTGCTGAATTTTGTTGAAGTATTGTAGGCATATGTTATCCTGATATATGTAATACTATTTATTACAATAAATACTAAATCATGTTAATAAAAGACATAGAAGAAGAACTAACCAGAAAAGATATATCCAAGTATATGAAAGATTTGGGTTGGACTAAACTTGGTTCT